AAGAAGGTCAACCCGATGGTCGGCGCGGCAGGCATTTCGGCGTTCCCGATGTCCGCGCGCGTCATCCAGAAGATGGGGCTTGAGGCCGATCCGCAGAACCATCTGCTGATGCACGCGGTGGGTGCGAACGTGGCAGGGCAGATCGCAAGCGTCCTCGCGGGCGGCATGATCCTCAACCTCGTGCCGCAGCTCTTGAAGTAAGGAGGAAGGGAATATGACTGCTCTCGAAGCCGCCCTCACGATCCTGTGGCAGGGGATGCTCGGCATCTTCGCCGTCATGGCGCTCATCACGCTGATCGTCATGCTCTTTACCAAGTTCAGCAAGTAACTGCGTAAACGCAACAAGCCCTCCCGATCGGGAGGGCTTGACTTTTTTGTGCGGTATGGTACAATCGTCTCAAGGACGCTGTTGTATTGCGGCGGTTAGCCACTCCCTTGCGAAAGGGGGTGATGCAGATGGGAAACGGGCGCCGGGCGCGAGCCCTGCGTTTCGTGATATGCTTCATCGTGATCCTTGCGATCATGATCTACATAGCCCCAAAAGCGTGCTGACCGCCCGGCTGGCACCCGAGCGGTCAACATAGACATTCTATTTTGATCTCTGAGGGCTAACTGCCGATACAGCAGCGTCCCTTGCTATCTTCATTATAATCCGGCGGGCAGATTTGTCAAGCCGGAAATTTTTTTGCCCTCGTTGCACACGGATGGACACCAAACCGGCGAATCACTCTTACAAGTGATTCGAGGTGCTTTCGCCGTAAGAAAAAATCATAAAACCGGCGGAAACCTCGGAATTTTACACGAAAAACTGAATCATACACCATCGGCTGCCCCGGCAGGGCGGCTTGAAAACAAACCTTGCCCTGATCGCAGGGCGTAAAAAACAGGAGGAAGCATGACAAAAACCACCAACTACCAGCTCAACCAATGGGCAAAGTCCGACCGCGTGATGATGGACGACTTCAACGCCGACAACGCCAAGATCGACGCCGCGCTCAAGGCCAACGCCGACGCCATCGCGGCGGAGACCACCGCCCGCATCGCGGGCGACATGCTCGTGAAGCTCAAAGAAATCACGGTCACATCGGAGATCGCACAGATCGATATGAACCTTTCCGACATCGACCTGCGCAGTTTCTCCAAGCTGATTATCCGCCCAGCGCTCGCCTGCACTGACAACGTGGACTATCGTCTGCGCTTCGGCAGCGGCGAGGGAACCATTTTCCGCCACTACGTCAACCGCGAGTTTGCCAACTATGACTACGCCGCGGGCCTCGGCCCCACCGGGCGCGAGTACGCCGAGGTCGAGCTGTGCCCCGGCGACGGCTGCTACTACATCACCACCCGAAAGCTGACGAGCACCGGCGAGACCGTTACGGTCTGCACGACGAACGCTTCGAACTTCGGGGAGACCGGCCCCAACTCGCTCTCGCTGTATAAAACCTCGTCCGCGCAGTATTTCACAGCGGGCAGCAGTGTGACGCTGTACGGCGTGAAAAAGTAAAAAAGGATCGCTCCTCAAATGAGGAGCGATCCTTTTTTATCTCAGCTCAAAAAGCTTTGATATCGGTTTGGCAATTAGCCGCCGATCACACTGTTGGTGGTCAGAACCGCACCGCCGACGGTAACGGTAGCCTGATACTTCACAGCGCTGTTGGAAGAGACAGCAATCGTCTCGGCGTCGGCGAAGGTAGTAGTGTTAGCATTGAAAGAACCGCCGACCAGATCAACGGTGGTAGTATAGCCGTTGGTGGTATTGGTGATCGTCACAGTGCCGGTGTAAGCAACCGCAGCGGCGTCAGAGTTCGTGTACTGCAGAGTGACCTTGCCGGAAGCATCCTTGACCAGCTTGACAGCAACAGTACCATTGCTGGGATTGACAGCAGAGGTCTCGTCAACGACCTTGATGAACACAGTGCTCAGCAGGCCATCGGTGAGCTTGAACCAAACCTGATCGTTGGTATCCTTGCCGATGGAGGCAGGAGCGGAAGCGATCAGAGTGCCGTCGGTGCCGATGTAGTAGACCTTGCAGTCATCATCGAAGGCATAGAGCTTGCTGCCGATCTTCACAACGGAGTTGGTGGTAGCCTCAGTGCCAACCGCGGTGAAGAGGTTGGCGCCGTCAACCTTGGTAGTAGGATTGTTGATATCCATGTAGGCGATATCGCTGTAGCCGGAGGCAACGCCCTTGCTGTTGTACGAAACACCGGTCAGGATGCTGTAGTTCGTGACAGCGAAGTCGGTCTTGATCTTGGTCTCAGCACCGTCGATGACGGCGTCATACTCATAGTAGTAGCCGAGATCCTTGGTGTAGGACTGGCCGGCGGAACCGCCCTTGATGAAGGTGACAGCCTTGCTGCCGTCGGAGATGTAGAGGTTGTTGGTCTCGCCGCTAACCTTGGTCTTGGCGACGACAACGATCTTGGCAATGGTGTTGTCCTCAGTCAGCAGGGTGATGGGAGCGGTGTAGGTGCCGCCCTTCCACTCGATGTTGGGGACGTTGGCAATGCCGGTGTAGGAGGTGTAGGTGGTATCCGTGCCGCTCTCGTCGATGACGAGGAACGTGGTCTTGCCGTTGGCATAGAGGACGCCGCCGTTGGTGGTGCCGACATTATACCAGTTGCCGGAGACCGTGCCGGCGAGGGAGGGGATGCCCTTGGTGATCTTGGCGGAGCCAACGGTCGCGTTACGCGCGTCAGCCGCCAGGGTCAGGGTGTACTCCTCGTCGCTGTTGACGGTGTAGGAGACCACATCGTACTTGTTCAGATCGGAGTTGGCAGAGGCATAGTCAGCCAAACTGGTAGCAGTATACGCAGTACCGTCGGCCTTCTTCAGAGCCTTGACATCGACCTTCTTGGTGGTGCCGTCGGTGAAGAGGAGCTTGGCGCGGGGGCTATCGAGGCGGGAACCAACCTCATAGGCGAGGATGACCGCATACTGCAGGGTATCGTCAGCGTCGACAAAAGCGGCGTAGCCGTACTGATCCAAATAAACGCTAACGTCCTTACCAACGCTGGTGTTCATGCCGGCGGTGATGGGGGTGCCGTTGGCGCTCTTCTTGTAGGTGGTGCCGTCAACGGTGACGTTCTTTTCGGCGGTGAAGCCGTTCATCTTGCCGGTGACCTTCTCGGCCAGAGCCATGCTCTTGACGCCAGCGTCGCCAGCCTTGCTGGAGTAGGTGTAGAGAACGATGTCATCCTTGCTGTAGCTGTCGTCCGTCTCATAGGAGGAGCCGGCACCAGTCTTGGCAGTAAAGGTGACATAGGCATCCTTGGTGGTGGAAGCCTTGTAGGAAGCGGTGATCTTGCCAACGTAGGTGTTGATCGCGATCACGGTCAGGGACTCGGCGTCGTCATTGTAGTAGACCTCGAGCAGGGTGCCGTTGCCGCCCTTTTCGACCTTGCTGCCCTTAACGATATCCTGAGTCCAGGAACTGGACAGATTCCGGCCATCCTCATAATAGGTGACCTTGGAATCGTCAATGCCCTTGCTCAGACCGAGGTCGGAATAGATGGTGCCGATCTCGACGGTAGCGGTGTAGGACAGGTCAGCAGCATCCGCATAGGTGCCGATGGACTTGGCCTTGAGCATCCACTCGGTAGCGGGACGCTCGAAAGCATCGGTGGTGGAGTTCTTCTTGAGATCCTTGTAGAGCTTCTCGCCGAGCTCAACGGTGTACTCGCCGGAGGTGAGCTTCTCCTTGGAGATGTTCTGATCCTTGGCGACGGTGGAGGTCTCATACTTGGCAACGGAAGCGCCGAAGTTGATCTTAGTGCCATCGACGGTGATGGTGGAGCCCTTGGTGTCATAGGTGACCATGGGAGCCTCGAGGGCGTTCAGGCACATCTGAGCGGCCTTCTCACGGGTGAGGACCTGGTTGACGGAGCCGGAGATGCCGTCCATCAGCTTGGTGCCGGCCATGAGCTTGCTGGTGTTGATGGCCCAGTCGGTGCCGACCATGCCCTCGGCCTTGGCATCGTAGCCGAGCTCAACGAGCAGCATCTTGCCGAACTGCAGAGCGGTCAGCTGACCGGCAGGATCGAACTTGCTGTCGCCGACGCCGGAGACGATACCGGCCTGCGCGCAGTAGCCGACGAAGCCGGCGGACCAACGGGAGGAAGCCACGTCGGTGAAGGTAGCGCCGCCCACGAGGGCGTCAGCGGCCTTGGAGCCGAGCTCGAGGTACGCGATGATCTTCGCGGCCTGCTCACGGGTCAGGTTTTCCTTGGCATTGAAATTGCCCTTTTCATCGCCAATGAACACGCCAACGGCGTTCATGACGTCAACAGCTTCCTTGTAGTCGATCTTGTCGGCATCTTTGAAAGCTGCGTTGCTGATGGTGACGAGGGACATGGACATGACCAGCGCCAGCACCAGAGCGAGTAACTTTTTCATATAATGTTACTCTCCTTTCTGAAATTTCCGTTTCCGGTTCTGCGGCATCGTATATTTTTCCGCGTGTCGGCTCGATTTTCTTTTGTTTATGCACGTTGGCTCGTTGAGGAGGGCGTCCGTCAAAATCCTGCCTTTGTGCAAAACGGAGAAAATGTTGCAAAAACGGGTTAAATAGGCGATATCGTATCCCCATTCGCGGATTTGTGTTGCAAAATCAGGTGTTTTTGGGTGTTTCTCGATCCACTTACCGTGGCATGCCGTTCCCGTAACTGAACCGGGAACTCACCTTGGCCCACCATCAATTGCACGCTCATATTACACCCGGTTTTCCCGCCCGTCAACCGCTTTGGCCGATTTGTAACTCACCTGTAACATTCCTGTATTTTTGTTACACCGCAGCGAGTGATTCTAAATGAGGGGCACACAGGGGCCTTTTGTTGCACGGCAAACGGCAACGCGCCCCTCACCCCGCCGCAGAGCGGCAGCGGCCGCAAGAAGCAGATCAGATCGAAAGCCGCAATAAGAAACTGCACGCACTCCTTTGCTCAGCGCGTGCAGTACCGTTTTCGCAGGGGTTGACAATGTGGGGTCAAGGGGCTTGCCCCTTGCGCGTTTTCTCACCGCTTTTTCGCGCAAAAAAGCGGTGTCGCCGAAGGCCGACGCCTTCGTGACCCCGCCGCAGAGCGGCAGCTCGTACCAGCACCGCAGCAGCGGCTGAGCGGAAAGAGAAGCACGTCAAATCGTTCAGAAGAAAAAGTCAAACATACGGTTGCCAAAAGAGTAATTTAATATGAGCAGTTCGGGGGTCAAGGGGCTTGCCCCTTGCGCTCTCTTGGGGTTTCAAAGGGGCCATTCTCTACGGTAGAGAATGGCCCCTTTGGTCGCACCGCCGTCAGGCGGCAAATGTGGCGCCGCCGTCAGGCGGCAAATCCCGCGCCGCCCCTCAGGCGGCAGATCTCACTCGATCGCCAGTCTCCGGCTGCCGGAGACCTCGACGTCCTTCTTCGGCATCGTCAGGCTCAGTACGCCGTCGTTGTAGCTGGCCTTGATGCCCTCGGCCTTGATGCCGGAGATATCGAAGCTCCTCGCGTAGCTGCCGTAGCTGCGCTCGCAGCGGACGTAGCTCTTGTCCTTCTCCTCGTGCTCGTTCCTGCGCTCGGCCTTGATGGTCAGGTTGTCGCCGTCGATGTCGATGGCAATGTCCTCCTTCTTCATGCCGGGCAGATCGGCCTCGAGCAGGTAATGGTCACCCTTGTCCTGAATGTCGGTCTTGAACGTGCCGACGTCGCCGAGGAAGTCGCGGTTGCCGAAGAACGCGCGCTCCAGCGCCTCCATGTCGCGGAACGGGTCATAGGTGGTCATGTGGTTATTGTTGCGGTAAGGTCTCAGTTCAAACATAATGAATACCTCCGAAAATTCGAGATTTGGAAAGCCTCGGGAGCTTGCCTTCCTTTGCTTTTCTTGACTCAGAGTCTACCCCGGAATTGTGTCCAAAGATACGCATTTGTGTGAACGGACTATGAATTTTAGCACTCTCGCTCTAAGAGCGCTAAAACGTCGGATTTTGTTGCATTTGACGGGCAGCCTGCCCCAAAACCGCCCATGTCTACCCGATGTCTACCCGCCGAAACGCCTGGGGCGCAAGGGCTTGCGGGTTTTCCAAGGAGGCTGCCGTCTACCCTTCCGTCTACCCAATTTTTCACGCCGATTCTTGAAACGCCTGAGATTGCTGCGAAAATTTTTGAAATTTCCGAAAATGTATGGGGGTACGATATCCCCATATAAAGAAGGTGATTTCTTGCCCTGCTATCATCCTCTGAAAGCCTTTGTTCTTGGTGAAAAAGATGGTAAACGGTTGCTCAAGGTAACGAGCTATGAGGTAGACCATCTTGAGCGTTCTGGTGATGGCTTTTCGTGCTGCACACATCCTGCTTATGGTCGTCCCGGTGATGTTACAGAGTTCATTGAAATTCCTTGCGGTAAGTGTTCCGGTTGTCGTTTGCAACGTTCGCGTGAATGGGCTAACCGATGTATGCTGGAGCTTGAATATCACAAGTCCAGTTATTTTGTGACTCTTACTTATGATGATGGTCATGTTCCGATTCATTATTATTCCGACCCCGAGACCGGCGAGGCTTTGCCGAGTATGTCTCTTGTGAAGCGCGATTTTCAGCTTTTTATGAAGCGTCTTCGTAAGAAGTTTGGTGATGGTATTCGTTTTTTCGCATCTGGCGAGTATGGTCCTCAGACGTTTCGTCCTCACTATCATGCAATCATTTTTGGATTGGAGCTTCATGACCTTGTACCTTACAAGCGATCTGCTCAAGGTTTCCAATACTTCAATTCTGCGTCTCTTCAAGAAGTTTGGCCGAATGGCTTTGCTGTTGTCGCTCCTGTGACCTGGGAGACTTGTGCTTATACAGCTCGTTATGTTATGAAGAAGCTTACCGGCCCTGAAGCTGAGTTCTATGAGTACTTCAATATTGTCCCTGAGTTTTCGCTTATGTCTCGAAAGCCCGGTATTGCTCGTCAGTACTATGAAGATCATCCTGATTTATATGATCATGAGTTCATTAATATTTCGACTGAGAAAGGAGGAAGGAAGTTTCGACCTCCGAGGTATTATGACATGCTCTTTGATGTCGATTGTCCGGAAGAATCTGCCAAGCTTAAGGCTGTTCGTCAGAAGATGGCAGTTGAAGCGCAGAAAGCTAAACTACAAAAGACCACGCTTAGTTATTTAGATCAGCTGGCCGTTGAAGAACGGAACCAGCTGGCCCGAATAAAATCATTGAAAAGGAGTTGTATCTAATGCGTAAGAAAATGCGTCCCAAGAAAGACAAGAAGGTCTTTCGCCGTACTGCGGCCAAGTCCAAGAAGATCAACATTAACCCGACTGTTTTTCGAGGAGGTATTCGTCTTTGAAGATTGAATTGACTGTTGGCGTTTATGACGGTGATGATCTTGTTGATACCGTCTGTTATGTTGTTCCGGTTGAGCCATTGGCTCGTATTTTTGCTCAGATTCCTGAGGATTCCGTTGATGTTTCGGTCAGTATTGAAGGTTTAAAGGAGTTGTACGAATGAAATACGGTGTTTACTCTATCCGTGATGCCCGCACGGGCTTTCTCCCGCCTACGGTAGATCAGAACGATTCTTCCGCTATGCGGAATTTTGCTCATGCCTGTATGCAGAAGGAAAGTCTTTTGTTCTCTCATATTGAGGACTATGCACTCTGCAAGATTGGAGAGTTTGACAATGAGACCGGCACGATCTCGACGCAGCTTCCCGAGGTTATTTTGGATGGTACGTCCATCCAGAGAAAGGATGTGTAATTATGTATGATGAAAAGCTTAGATTCGCTACTCAGTATCGTACGAGAACTCGTTTCCCTTCAAATCTTGGTGAGCGCGAACGGATTCTCTATCAGCCTAAGTTTGATGAAAATGGAGTTATGGATCTCGTTGAGTCTGGCCGAGAAGACCTTTACGGTTTCATTCAATCGCACGCAGAGTCTGTCGATATCCACGTCCTCTTAGCTCGATATCAGAACGGCGATATTGACGCGCTTTCGCGTGTCCAGGGCGCTTATGGTGATTTCACCAATATGCCCACGTCTTATGCTGAGCTTCTGAACAGGGTTAATGAAGGTCAGAGCTTTTTTAATTCTCTTCCCGTTGATATTCGTGCAAAGTTTAACCATAACTTTGCTGAGTTTATGGCTGGCATGGACAAGCCTGATTTTCTCGACAAGCTCGGAATCAAGCCCGAGCGAGAGTCTGACCCGTCCCAGGAGGAAAAATCGGATGTTGAGTCGAAAAAGGAGGTTACTGAATGAACCGCAATGCTGAATCTCATTTCGCGCTTAATCCCACGAATATCGATATTCGGCGCTCGACGTTTGATCGCTCGCATTCTCTTAAGACTTCGTTTAACGTTGGTGACATTGTTCCTTTTTTCGTTGACGAAGTATTACCGGGAGATACGTTCAACGTGGACACATCCAAGGTTGTGCGCTTGCAGACGTTGCTTACTCCGGTCATGGATAACATCTACCTCGACACGTATTTCTTCTTCGTTCCGAACCGGCTTACTTGGGCTCATTGGAAGCAGTTCAACGGTGAGAATACGGAATCTGCTTGGATTCCTCAGACAGAGTATGAAATTCCTCAGATTACTGCTCCTGCTGATGTTGGATGGTCTGTTGGAACTATTGCCGATTATCTCGGTGTCCCTACTGGCGTTCCTAATCTTTCCGTTAGTGCTCTTCCCTTCCGGGCTTATGCCCTGGTGATGAATGAGTGGTTTCGTGATGAAAACTTATCTGACCCGCTCGTTGTTCCCGTCGATGATGCTACTGTAGTTGGTGTCAATACCGGCACGTTTGTGACTGACGTTGCGAAAGGCGGTCTTCCTTATAAGGCTGCTAAGTATCACGATTATTTCACCAGCTGTCTTCCGTCTCCGCAGAAAGGTCCGGATGTTTTAATTCCTTCGGCTACGTCCGGTGAATTTCCTGTTGTTACCCGTGAGCAACCTCATGATCCCGGTGGATATGCTTTGACCGGTGTTTCTAATATTTCTTTTGCTTCTGGAGATCGGCCGGTTAATATCTACGATTCCCTTGCTTTTAAGCCCGTTGCTTCTGGTTCTAATTATGCTGGCATTACTGGTTTTAGTGGTGGTGCTGACAAGCCCGGTTTTGATCCTGTTAACCTTTATGCTGTTTCTTCCGGTGGTCTTGGTGCTTCTATTAATCAACTTCGTATGGCGTTCCAGATTCAGAAACTTTATGAGAAGGATGCCCGTGGCGGTTCTCGCTATATCGAAATTCTTAAGTCTCATTTTGGTGTGACTTCTCCCGATGCCCGCCTTCAGCGTCCTGAATATCTTGGTGGTAACCGTGTCCCCATTAATATCAATCAGGTAGTGCAGCAGTCTGCCACGGCCTCCGGCGAGACTGCACAGGGTACTGTGACCGGCATGTCTGTCACTACGGATTCTCATTCCGATTTCACCAAGTCTTTCACAGAGCATGGTTTTGTCATCGGTGTTATGGTTGCTCGTTACGATCACACCTATCAACAGGGTCTTGAGCGTTTCTGGTCTCGTAAGGATCGCTTTGATTATTATTGGCCTGTTTTCGCCAATATTGGTGAGCAGGCTGTGAAGAACAAGGAGATTTTTGCCCAGGGCCCTGGCGTTAAGGATTCTGCTGGTTCTGTCATTGATGACCAGGTCTTTGGTTATCAAGAAGCCTGGGCTGATTACCGTTATAAGCCGTCTCGCGTTACTGGTGAGATGCGTTCCCAGTACGCGGAGTCTCTTGATGTTTGGCACCTTGCAGACGATTATAATGCTCTTCCTGCTCTCTCTGATTCTTGGATTCGTGAGGATAAGACTAACGTTGATCGTGTGCTTGCTGTCACTTCCAGCGTTAGCAATCAGCTTTTTGCTGATATCTATATTAAGAACCGGACTACACGTCCCATGCCCATGTACTCTATTCCCGGTCTGATTGACCACCATTGAGAGGTGATCTAATGACTACTGGTAAGGATGCTTCTCAGGTTCAGAGCGTGCCGGCTGTCGGTAATTTGGATTCTGCTCTTTCTCGTATCACTCGGACTGCTTCAGAAAATACTGCTAAAAGCGCTCAGATGGCTTCTGAGCAACGCGATTGGCAGGAGAGGCAAAATGCCCTTGCTATGCAGTTCAACGCTCAGGAGGCCGCTAAAAGCCGTTCTTGGCAGGAATACATGAGCAATACTGCGCATCAGCGTGAGATTCGTGATCTTAAAGCGGCCGGTCTCAATCCGGTGCTTAGTGCTATGGGAGGTAACGGCGCCGCCGTTACCTCCGGTGCTACCGCTTCCGGTGTTACCTCTGCTGGAGCTAAAGGTGAAGTTGATACCTCTGCTAATGCTGCTTTGGTTCAGATTCTTGGATCTGTTCTCTCGGCTCAAACTCAGCTTCAGACTGCTAACGTTAATGCTCGGACTCAAGAGGCCGTAGCCGACAAGTATACTGCTATGGAGAAGCTCGTTGCTCAGATCGGCGCCGATGCTTCGAAGTATGGTGCCGCTCTTGGCTATGCTGGTTCCAAGTATAATGCTAATATGCATTATGCTCTTGGTAAGTATCAGACTGATAAAGGATTTGAGAATCAGGTTTTTCTTGAGCAGAATTATCCTTCTAACTATGTTCAAGCTGTTAATTCTATTCTTAAGTCTCTTGGTTTTGATGTTACTGGCGGTTCTACTTCCGGTGAAGGTTCTGTTTCTGCTGAACAGTATGCTAAGCTTATGGAAAAGTATAATGCTGCTCTTCTTGGTTCAGGTCCAAAACCTTCTAAGCATCAGAGATAAAGAAAACAGAAAGCTCCGGAGCTCTGCTTCGGAGTTTCTGTTTTGCCTGCAAGCGTTAGCGCGCATAGCGAATAGATATGCACCAGCGAGCGCCAGCGAGCGAACACAGCCCCATTACTCTCTTGATGTAATGGGGCTGAGTGACACCACGATAAGCAAAATGCTCTCTTTAGGTTATTGACAAGCTATGAATATATGATAAACTAATGAATATAATAAACTGTAAGGTGATTAAATGAAAAATGATGATAAAGATAAAATGCTTGATGATTTTTGTCTACAGATGCTTTTGCTTGTAGGAGCTGGTGTTGCTCTAGTTGTTATTGTCTGTTCTTTTCTGTGATGGGGATACGATATCGCCTATTTGACCCGTTTTTGCAACATTTTCTCCGTTTTGCACAAAGGCAGGATTTTGACGGACGCCCTCCTCAACGAGCTGACGTGCATAAACAAAAGAAAATCGCGCCGAAACGCGGAAAAATATACGATGCCGCAGAACCGGAAACGGAAATTTCAGAAAGGAGAGTAACATTATATGAAAAAGTTACTCGCTCTGGTGCTGGCGCTGGTCATGTCCATGTCCCTCGTCACCATCAGCAACGCAGCTTTCAAAGATGCCG